TTGCCCCCTGAATCTATCTGGAGCGGAGTCGAAGGCGTCCCGCCAGGCGCCAAGCGATCAATAACCCAGCCATCTCCGTTCTCGTAGCAGCGCCAAGATGGCTTAGCCGTGTTATCTTGAACCCACGCGCTTCCGTTATACGAAGCGTTATAGGCGAGCCCAAACCAATCGAGCCCCGGGAGCGCCGCGACACGCCCCTTGGCCGCACCAGTCCCGAGAACAAGCTGTGATTGATCAGCGCCGGCAGCAGCGGGGCCAGGGATGATTATCTTGCCCGCGGCATCCGCTCGCAGCATCTCGGTGACAGTGCCCGCCGTCGCGTTCGGCGCACGACGATAGACGTGCAACGCGTCTGTAACTGTCTCCATCTGGAGCAGCCACGATGGCTTGGTCAGATCCTGGGGCGCACTGTAGGAGTTCAGGTCCATCCCCAGGATAGTCCCAGCCGCGTTGATATTCAAGTCACCTTTTACTGTTCCTGGGCCCCACGCTAGCGTCGTTACAGTAGGATCAACTGGCGTAAGCGTCGCACTCGAAAGCGCCCACTTTGACTTTGCAGCGGGCGTAAGTGTAGGATTCGGATACGTTCCAGTTAGATCCCCGCCCGCAGGTCCAGTCGGCGATCCGCCACCGCCAGTGACAGCGGCCCATATGGTATCGTAGTTGGTGGCAGAGTTCTTCGTCAGTACCTGACCGGCTGTGCCGCCCACTGGCACGCCCGGACCCGTTGGGCCAGCAGGACCTGTCGAGCCTGGCGGACCTTGTGCGCCAGTCGTGCCAGGTGGACCTTGCGCGCCAGTTGTACCTGGTGGTCCTTGCGGTCCTTGCGAGCCCGCAGGACCCGTTGGACCAGCGGGACCCGTGGACCCTGTAGGTCCGGCCGGCCCTGCGGAGCCGGTAGATCCCGCCGGCCCTGGAGGTCCTGGTGGACCTGCGGTGCCCCCGCTACCACATGGTGGCTGGCAGACCCCACCTACGATCGCGTTGGGGCTAATCTGGCTGCGCTTGCCGATGAGTATATCTTGCAGCGAATCAACAAGCTGCCGGCTCCACTGGAGGAGAGCGTCCTGTGTAGTAAGGCGTGGCAGGAGCGCCTGTATGGTATCCGTGTCAAGAATCTTCCCCGAAACGAGAGCCTTAGCCACAGCGTTCTCCCCATCGCTGGGCATCGCAGAAACGACCTAGATAGTCGTCCTGCGCAAATTCCGCTGCGCTGAGTGCCTCGTGCAGATCTTCAGCCCTGCCGAGACACCCAGGCAGCTTGGGGAAGCTGACGGTCCAGCATTCCCCATCATGCTCGATCTCTATGCGGTACCTAGGATCCATTCCACGTGAGCCAAGCCGCTGGCGTTACGAAGGTAGGCATGCCAGTCAGATCGCTGATATACATGACCACAGCTTTCCCTTGGTCATCCTGTCCCCCGAACTCGAACGCAAACCCCGCTCCTCGCCCGCCTGAATCGACGAATAGAACTGGCGGATACCCGCCGGCTCGCTGATCGTTCCCGATGATCGTTCGCCCATCACGGAACGCGCCGAGCGCCCCTGAGCCCACAACTGGGGTTCCCACAGGAATGGCTCCAGGGGTGTTCTGAAGATACATGTTCTCGCTGTCGCAGCACAGCTGCCACGTGTTGGCAGCCGTCTTTGACATGAATAGATACCTAGCGCCTTGATTCGTACCCTTACCTGTCGCCATCGCAAGGGCTCCACTCATCGGCGAGCCATCACGAGGAGATATTCCAGCCGAGATATACACTGAGCTTGACATGCGCTGTCCGCCGAGCACGGACAACCCATCTTGTATCCCGATTGGGTTAGGTGCGGGGGCCACTGCGGCCCCCAACGCGCATCCAACGGTGCCGATTCCACCCGCCATGACTTCGTTCACGCCCCCAAGCGAGGGCGTGATTCCGTCCATGAAGATGTAATACTCGTTCCCGTCAGGTGTCGCGAAGACGAGGACCCCACACGTGTTCACGAGACTTGCAGCCCCCACCAGGCTCGGCAGGTGGGAGGAGCCGTAGATGCTGCAGTTTCGTGGATAGATTTCCGTGTTGATGAACATTAGGCCCCCTGCGAGCCGTAGATCCCTCGCCACTCGCCAGCGCCAATCGAGAAGCGCTGGAAGCTCTTGAACTTCGCGTCGCCAGTATCGAAGTCATCTCCATTCTGGAAACGCTCCGGCTGCCGCTCGAAGAAGTTGAGATCGTGATCGCCCTTGCCAGCGAGCAGGAACCACGAATCAGGGTCGACGATGTAGTGGCCGACCATGTAATCAAGGCCCTCCTCACGGAGCGCATTGATTTCGTTGTTGCTAGTATACGGGCGGAACTCGCTGCCCAGAATCTCCCGAGCAGTCATCTTCAGCTGAGGCCCGCACAGCAGGAGCTTCGGCTTGACGACCACCGGGATGTCCATCTCGTCAGACAGCGACTCGAAGCTGATGATCGCAGCCTCCAGACTGGTCGGCGAAAGATCTGCGTCGGTGGTCGCCCGGTTGCTTCCAGTCCCGCCACCTAGCTTCGTGTGCGTCGCAGCGATCAGCGGCTCGTTGTTCCCGAACTTCGGGAAGCCGAACTCAGTCGTGAACGCGTTGTTGAGCATGTTGAAGAACGCGACTTCTCTCGCGTTGCGAGCCGCTTTGGCTAGCTCGCGAGTGTTCTTCTTCATGACGTTGTAGAGATCGTCCTCCATCATCTCCAGCGTCACGCGGAAGCCCAAGCCATAGGTGAGATGCGTGTAACGCTTCTTCCCACCCTGCAGGAGATCCTGGTACTGGATGCCCCGCCCTTCGGGCTTCACTGGCATGGATCTCAGACCTGCTACTTCCAGGTCCTCTTCCCACGCCCGTTCGCTCGTCTCCTCGTTGGCGATCTTGCTATACTCGGGCGGGCGCTCTTCCAGGAGCTGGAAGAACACCTTGCGGAGCCCAGGTGCTAGCAGGAATGAAAATGCACCAGTTACGTTTACCATCTCACGCCGCCTTCATCATCTGAGTCGCAGACTCGATGAACTTGCCCACGGCAACTACGAGATTCGTCTGCGCCTCGGTGTAGATGAACAGGACCATGAACGTGCCGGCAGTCGTCCGATCAGCGGTCCACAGGCTCGCTGCCTTGCTGACCGTCACGAGCTTACCGACATCTGCCTGCACGCCACCATTCATCTGGACGCCGAACAGGGTATCGTCGTTGGCGATCCAGACGGTAACCGGCTGACCAGTCGGCGGAGGTAGATACCGCGACGCCCCGGCTCCGTTGGCAGGCATTGCTGCGATGCCCACGAGAGACGCAGCTGGCGTTGCAGCTTCCTGAACTGCTCCCGAGGCGTTGAGCACGACAGGAGCTCCGCGCTCGAACGTTTGGCCTGCCGCTTCGGGAAACGTCAAGGTGAGGGGTGAGTTCCCGCTCACCGTCATCTGCTGTGATAGCTGTCTCATCGCTCCTCCAGATCGACGTCGTCCCGCGACACCGAACCAGCGTAGCCGGGCACGTCCTTGTGCTCCTCATAGCCCCGGTCGCCCACCTGCGCTTTGAACGTCGCAGACACGCCAGTCGCCATCGCGTCGATCTTCGCCTTGTTGCGCCGCCGATACTCCTCGTGAAGCTCTTTCGGGATCTTCGCGAGAACGAGATCACCCACCTCGACGGGGCCGGCCACGGCCTCGCCCGCCTTCAGAGGCGTGTTGTCGCTGCAGACGCCCTCCTCCGGGCCAGCCTGCACGATCTCGTACTTCAGAAAATCCTTCTTGCGGCTCAGATTGAGCTTCTCCTTGCGGAGCCAGCGGTAGTGGTAGTTTGGGTCCTTGTTTTTCACGTGGAGGGGATCATACACGCCCCCTGCCATCTTCTTGTCAGCTTCGTCCTTGACGAACTCGATACTCATGCTGCCTTCCCCTTCTGCTTCACGGGACGCTCGCCAGCCGGCGTATTCCACTTCGACCAGTCGGACTCCGACATATCCTTGAACCCGAGCTTCATGACCTCCCGCTCTTCGCGCGAGAGGACCTTGCTCCGCTCCCTATCGGGTTCCGCGTGGGACGCACCTTCCGGCCGTGATGCTCGTTCCCGCTCCGCCTTACGTGCATCCTCCACTTCCTCTTCGAGGTGCTGGGAGCGCACGTACTTGAGTGCCGCCAGGTACGATCCAGACTTCGCCTTCACGTCTAGCGGCATGTCTTTCATAAATTCGTCTACCTCAGGCCCGTACTTCTTCATGAGGTCGGGCTCCGAAGAATAGGCTGCGACTCTCTCAGTCTCAGCGGACCGTCCAAAGTACTCCTGCACGATCGGGCCCACTCGCATCGTCACGAGGTCGTTCATGGCCTTCACGGGGTCCATATCGAACTGCTCCCGCAACGAGTTCACTGCCTTCTGTGCGTCGGCCTTCGGGATCTCACCCTGCGCAGCTGCTCGTTGGATCTGATCGAGAATCACCTGCACCTGAGCACGAGCACCAGCAGCCTCTTGGAGGCTCTGCTGGGCCACGCCCTTGAACTCTTGATTCTCTCGCTCGAGACGCGCGATCTTCGCCGCTACGTCCTCTTTATCTTCCGTTGTATCCTGCTGGTCCTGGTCTGCCATCCTCTGCTCCCTGCGCCTCTTCGAGGCGATTTAGTAGGTCGTCGCCGAATTCGATGAATATATTGATCGCGTTCAGCTCGCCTCTCATCTCGAGAAATCCTTCCCAACTATTGCTGGCCGCCAGGCGCAAAAGGCAATCCTGGCGTGCTTGCACTAGGTGGGCCCACAGAAGTTGCCACTCCGGGCTCCGCTGGACTTTGTCCAGGGCCTCCTGGAGTTCCTGGTGGCTGGGCATTTTGCTGTTGTAGCTCCGCTACGCTCTTCGGTAGCAGGGTGTCGACGGCCCTGATCTCGTACGTCTGGACGATCATCGACATCAGATATCGAGCACCATCTGCCATCTGGAGCGCAAGTTGTTGTATCGGTGGAGGCGTCGCCGGGTTCATCGCAACGCCACTGATCTGGAGCAATTGCTGATAGTATTGGGATAGTTGACCCATCATAGCCATCAAGCCCTGCTTCTCTATCTCGCGGTTGATAGTCGCGGTAGAGGCCGTGAGCTCGATCCCGATACCATCGGCGATGAATTCGTCAGGTAGGTCCAGCGCTTGCTCCACCAGCTTCCCGTCGCTACCCTTGACGAAGTAGGCCATCCCGGACGGCCTGAACTGCGCGTTGAGCAATAGTAACTTCTTACCCACACCTCCCAAGCACTCCCGAATATCGCGTACATTAAGATCGAAGCGACGATTGCCTTCTTGGATGAGGGCCAATGTGCCGGTCGCCGTTGCCCGATTTCCAATAGTTGAGCTTTCACGGCCCAGCTGATAGTCCGCAATGCCCGATCGCCTCTCGCTATACGCGAGGCACGACTGCTCGAGTTGCTGCATGCTTGGGTAGATATCCGCCATCGGCAATGTAATGACATCTCGCGAGGGATCAGGTACGGTCAGAAACCGTCCAGGCCAGACACGTGTGCCATTGCGAACAACGCCGCGACGGCCAATAAAAAAACGAGTATTGGCCAATGTTGCGTTATCCACCTGTTGGTTATGTATCGTGCTAATTTCCTCTTGAATGAGCTGGAGCTGTCGGGAGATTCCGATGCCTTCACGCTTGCCCTCCCGATCGAGGAACTTCCCCTTGAAGAATGGCCGCGCGCCCGTTATATCGGGGTTATAGACGCACCGGGCGATGGTCCGCGACTCCTTGTGAAACGTGACCATGATCGGCACGGGGAGCTCACTTCCCGCGACTGGGAGATCCGCGTACATCTCGTAGAGGGTATTCAGCTTCTCCCGCGGCCGCGAAGCGAGGGCCTCGAACTCGTTTTCCTGTAACCGCTCTTCTAGAGGCGTCGGATGCTCTTTGGCCTTGATGATGATATCTGTGTCCTCGTACACCCGATCGTGCTTACGCCAAGCCAGCTCGCCATCAGTCAGCCGAATTCGCTGCGCGATCCATTCACTCTGAACCAGCTCGTCCTCGATGCCAGCTTGGCAGATGATATCCTGGAGCAAGATATGCTCGACTGACGGCTTCCTCACGATCGCGTCGACCGGCACGGCCCTTCGAGATTGAACCTGGAATGTCCTCTGGGTGAAGCTGGTCCAGTAGACCTTGAGATACGCCCATCCGTGCTTTACCACCTCCATGATCCAGGAGCGGGTCTGCATGTACATATCTAGCTCATTGACCCGACTCCACTCCATGAAGTCCTGCAGCGGATGCACGACGGGCTCGAGGTCTTTGATCAGCGCTGCGCTCGACCAGAACGGCTGCACGGCGAAGATCGTGTTCATGATGCGGGCCACGATGCTATCCACGGTGATGCCCACTAGCGGCACCACCAGGTTCGCCGCGCCGTCCCACGGGAACGTCTTGCGCTTCGTAAGTGGCTCGCCCATGTACAAGCGATTCGACTCGTCGATCCACTCCATCTTCCGCTCATGCGCCCGCAGAGCTTCCTCCAGTTCCTGGTCGAAGTAATACCTCAGGAACTGACGATCCTTCTCTGTGAGCGCTACGGGCGCCCCAGGAATCACTCCAGAGACGATGGGCATTAGACTTTCTTAGCTGCTCCCCATACCTTCGAAGAGCGACTCTTACCAAGGTCGCCGCTTTTCCCCGAGCCCCCTTTCAGACTCTTTGCTACAGGGTCTGGATTGGGGGCACTTTTTTGTGTGTTCCCGCCACGACGCTCGTTCTTCATTGCACGTCCCATTTCACTTGTACCCCATTCTGGACATGATCGCCGAGGCCACGTCCGGAGTGAACGTAGACGGCATTGCTCCTGTGCCGCCCGACGACTGCTGATTCGGAAGTGTTTCGATGGGCCTGATCCGACCCTTCATCATACGCTGGAAGATGGTCGAAGATGCGGCATCCTTGCCCATCTTCCCCAGCTGACCCACCAGCGACGCGAAGGTCTGCGCGTTCTTCGTGCGCTCCTCAGGAGTGTCGCCCATCCACTGGGCCATCTGATTCAGGTCCTGCATGTTCGCGGACATGTTCTGCATGGCCGATGGATCCATCCCCGGCGTGCCTCCACCTCCACCGCCAATGGGCATCCCAAAGAGGGTATCCGACGGCATGCCCGCCGCGCTGGCTGTAGCTCCGCCTACTCCGCTTGCGGCCGACATGTCGCCGGCGCCACCTAGCATCTGTCCCATTACTTCTTACCTCCGTTTATCATGAACGCTTGTTGTGGGCTCGCATGCATGTTTTGGAACACCTTATACATACCATCGCGGTTGGTCACACCCGCGCTCTGTAGCATGTGCATCCGCTGCTGCGCCGTGAGGCCCTGTGCCATCTGGCGCTTGCGGTACATCTCGAGTCCGTTATTAGGATTCCATGCCGGCGTGCCCAGGCCCATTTGAGGCGTCAAGTTGACCTGGCTTTGCGCCAGCTGCATGAACATCTGGTGCTCTGCGGGTGTCATGGCTAGAAGAAGAACACAGGTAGCGTTATACCTGGCGTGTCTACCGGGGACAGAAGCAGCGAATACGAGACTGTCCCATTGCTAGCTTGCTTCGCTTTCGGTAAGAATATAGGTATAAATCCACTCCCTGCCGGAATCGTTAGTGGGAACTCAGCAGTCTGTATTGTGCTATCCCACTGGAAAACCACATCGTAATCGTTGGCCAATTGAGGAAACTTGAAGTACACAGATTCCTCACCCGTCGACGGCCACGGAATCTTAACAAATTGAAGCGGAGCCGGAATGTCAACGACTAAATGCCGCCCAAACTGGGAGACGAACGTATCGCTTAGCGACTCGACAGCCGTGTTATTCACGCCCACCATCGAGACGAGGAGCTGAATCGTTGTTGGCATTACTGCGCCTCTGGGCCGAGTGTCGTAGGCGTCATGTTCCCCATTTGCTCCATGTACTGCTCCATGTTGTCTTTCCACTCGCCCGTAGTTTGATCAGGCTGCTCTTGGGTATAGTCGCCCTCGTCGCGCTCTACACCTTGCTGGTCAGGAGACGTCCACTGCTTGGTGGCGTCCAGGATTCGATCCGACGCCTGCCGATTGATCGGGATGCTCGTATACAGATCGCCTCGCTCGTCGATGCGAAGCGCCCCGCTATCCATCAACTCCTGGACCCGAGTTTGAACATCAATGTTGGGATCGTGCTTGAGGTCATGATTGAGATCAGCAAGCTGCCTCATATGCAGGTGCCGCTTAGCTCGCTCCATGGCAACATCTGAGCCATGGTTGACGAGATCATGCATGAACATCGCCTGTTCCATCTGATTGAAACGCTGCCCATGAAGCGCGAGCATCCGCTCAGCAGCTATCTGGTTATCAGAATCATCTTGGCTTGGCTGCTCAGCAGGCTGCTCCTCGGGCGTAGGCTGCCTATTCGTTAGCTCGAACGTCTTTGGATCAATCTTCTTCCACATGATGTCGCCTGTGGTTGATCCATACGTCCGGCCCTCGTCGGCAGGCGCACCCGACGGGTAGCCAACACGAGCGTCGGCGAACATGCGGAGATTTTGTTGCCTAGCATCGCCACCCGCAGCGGCTTCACGCTGGGCTATAGACTGGCTAAGATCCTTCGGCCGCTCGACGTACTTGGCGAACCGCCCAGCAATCTCAGCGGGTGTGCCGCCACCGGCAAAGGCCCGCCTGTATGCTGTTCGCTCGTCCGAGCCACCATAGTCGCGAGACGTACCCGAGCGCTCCATGTCCATCCAGTCCATCTGCGTCTCGGGGTCGCGCCAATCCTTCTCGACTGAGTCAGCGTAATTCTTCAAACCCTGTAAGCGATCCTTGTTCCACTGGAGGAAGCCGTAGCTGCTTTCGTTCGGCACGGACGACTTGACGCTAGGCGAGAAGCCCGACTCCACAGCGATATTGCCGGCTGTGCCCTTGGCCTCCTCGGGGGTCCACCCACGGCGCCTCATGCCTACGATAAACGCGTCGGCTGGATCTGCTGGGGTATAGTCGCTAGCCATCAGTGGCTCTCCTGGCGGATGCCGCTTTCGCTCGAATCGATCATGCCGCTTCTGCAGATCCTGCCACCAATCAAACGTATATCCAGGCGCTTGGCGGCGGTCTTCGATATTCGCGCTGATTGGCCGGGTGGCCATGCCCGCATAGTCATGTAGCGAACGCGGGGCATCTGGTAGATTCCTGTAGTCAGGAGAGAACTCGAGACTAGGCATCTCGCTGGGCCACCTAATCTCCTTGACGTGCCGCTGCTTCGGCGGAATCGGATCGTCAACGAATGCCTCTTCTGGACCCATCAGTATCCCGTGTGCGCAGAGATGCCCTCATACCGATAGGGCTTGTCCTCGTCGGCCTCGAACTGCTGAGTCGAGCTTCCCTCCGGGGCTATCCACACTTGAGGTCCGTATCCGAGAGCGTCCAGCAAGTCTACGGTTTCGCCCAGAGGGAAGCTCTCAAACTCCTCAACGAGTGCTTTGCAAGTGCTGCGCCGTAGCCAAAGGCGACCGCGTTCGGCATATGGCTGGAGACCGCGGATCCGAGTCTCCTTCCCCTCACGGCTGCCGGGCCTCACCTCCCGTATATTCAACCACTTCCTACGGCGCAGACACTCGGCCTCCATGAAGCCTTTCAGCGCGCGTTGGTAAGCGACGCCTTCCACGGCGACCACCATCGGGTCCCACCGCTCGGCCATCTCGAACACCTTGTCGATCATACGAAGCGGCTGGCACCGGTCGGCCCACGCCTCGAGCACGAAGATGCGATCCATCTCGTCAAGGCCCGCGCATACAACGGCAGAGCGCGCCGCGTAGTCTTTCTCGCTGATCGCGGGGTCGATGAGGATAACAGGTATGACCCGGGATGGCTTCGGCTGCCCCACTACACGCAAGACCTGAGAACTCGACTCGTTGTCGGGCTCCCACCCGTCAAGTTCATAGTAGCGAAGCCATCCCGGATCGAATGTCATGTGCTCGGGATCGAACGGCTCATTTTGATACTGGCAAGAGAATTTAAACGGACCTATCTTGGCCCGAATGCGCTCAAGTTCGTGCAGCGGGAAGCGCTCGGGCCATAGCACGCGACCCCGCTTGTCGATCGCTTTCCGATGGAAGAAATCCACGTCTAGTTCATGTTCCTGGATCCAGCTGTAGAGATCCTTGAAGGTCCAGGTCGTGCCATACACGTCGATCGGGTCCGTCGGGCGAACGAGCAGGGATTCGGTATATAGATACCAGTCGATCGTCTTCTTCATCACGTCTACGGATTCGGATGCCTCCTTCCCGACAAGGTCGTCGAGCTTGATATGGGTATAATGTCGGCTAACCACAGCGCCACCGACACCCATTGCTTCCACGGTCGATTCGGGAAAGTCTTGGGTCCGGGGAATGAGCATCTCTTGCTCGTTCCACTTTGTCTTGGCGGTATCAGGTATAATCTCCGGGAAGAGCCACCGGAAGATCTGCGACCGCTCGAACACGGCTTGGATACGTCGTAGAAAGTGTGCAGAGTTAGTTGCGGTTTCATTGCCAATTAGCATCCGTGTGTTACAGTCAACCGCGATCCGCCGTACAGTGTCGGCGATAGTCCAGATCGAGGTCTTCAGGTGGTCGCGCGGGACTAGCCCGAGCTTGCGTCGGGACGGCCGCTCGATCCACCGACACATGTCCCCATGGACATGCGGAACGAGGTCCTCGAAGCCCACAATAGCCTTGCCCATCACGTAGGTAGACCGCTGGGCCTGAAAGCGCAAGGATTGGCGCACGTTCTCGGAGTGATCATCGCTTAGACCCTCCGCAGCGGCCATCCCGGCGTATTCGAAGTCAGTCAGCATCTATGGACTTCAATCCGTTGAATCCTCAGCGTCGTCGTCATCCTCTTCGAGCTCGCTGAGTTCCTCCTCAGAGCCTTCGTCAGCGTCCGGGATTTCCTCTTCGGGTGTCTTTGCGTCGTACCCACTCACCCTTGTATACCGGAAGCCAGTCGACACATCCGTCAACACATTCATTGTGACCTCCTTAAAGCTTCTTGAGCCCTACGCGTGCCGCGCGCTCCATCATGTCAGGGAAGTCGCCGTAGTTCACTCCACCGCTAGGCGGTGGGTTCCTCGCGTTCTCCATCGCGCTGTCGATCATCCCCAGCGAACCCTCCATCACAGCCTGGGGATCTTGCCGCCACTCGGAGCGATCGTACCAGTTGCGCTTTCGCGAAATTCTTGGGGTATGCCGTGGATACTTCAACGTGACGTGGCGAACGCGGTTGAGAGCCTTCATTAGTAACCTGCTAGCGAACCGCCAGGGCCGTCTGCGTTCGGGACGCGCTTGCTTTTAGGGCTGCCGGACCGCCCCGCTCCACCCCCCTTCCCCTTGGCAGGCTTCATCTTGCGAACCTTCGCGATGAACTCTTGCTTTTCTTCCTTACTTGGCTTCTTCATTTCCGCATCTTTCCTAGGGTTTCGGCGAACCTAGCCCGTTGCCCGATCTTTCCACCCTTCGTCGCCGCCGCCGCTATCTTCGACTTCGGAATCTTCTTCCCCTGGGGCACTCCCAGGTCGCGGTGCAACTGGCCCGGCTTCTTGATGGCCTTCTGTATGAACTTCTCCGCCATTGTGCCTCCGCGGAGTGACGTCGATTGCCTGGTGCTCTTTCAACACTTGGGCCACCCGGCCCAACGCCTCCGCGTCCACGGTGTGAATAACCTCGCTTTGTATCTTGGTCGGCGCCCGCTTCCCCGCGCGGTCGAGGATGTCCTGGGCCGTGTTAGCTGCGCCGAGTTGCGCCCGCACGCTTTCCTTCTGCTCGAATAGCCGTTCCATCACCTCCTTCTCGATGACGAAGGCACGGTTGGCCGTGTGCGTGATCGCATCATCCAGCGTCTTCGCACCGTTCCTGATGTCATCCGCGAAGGTTGACTCGATCGCGAGGAGATAACGCGCAACGCGTGGCCTCTTCAAAATCGAGGAGATCGTCATGTAGTCGACGTCGATGAAGTGACCTATTGTTTGCTCCGACATGCCAGCCGCGCGCATCAAGGCCACGCGACGCTCGAGTGGCTCTAGATCTCTATAGTCAAGGTGTCTGCTCATGCTCGACTCAGCAAGGTAGTGTCATGGATGTCCAAGCCACGTACAACCTGTGTCTCGCTTGACCCGTGGCAGTAGACAGTATAAAGCACGTCACCCGAAAATGGGTCGACGTGCTTGTCAACTCGCTCAACTGACTTATCGCAAATTGCGCAGTATGGCCACTCAAACTCCACCGATTGGTCCGCCTATCTCCACACCCGCCTGGCAGAAGTTCTCATGCTTCTGCTTGTACGACTCCGCATCATCCCACTCGATCGAGATGGCCCACCCGCAGCGGCAAATCACAAGGACCTGCCTCACACTGGCGGCCCCTTCTTGGTAGGCTTGAAAGCACCAGGCTCCTTCCCACCACTCTGCGCTGCGCGGAGGCCCTTGCGCAACATGCCCGTTAACGCGCGTCCCTGCCCACTTCCAACGAAGCTGCCCGGCTCGGGATCTTGCGGCTTGAAGTTTGTGGGCACGATCTTTTTGAATCTCATCGGTTGCCCCGCTTGAGCTTTGCGGCTCGTGCTGCGACTGCTTTCCCGCTCGTGGGCTTGCCCGCTTTGACATGGGCTGGGAGCCCCTTTGTCTTTGTAGCGGCGAAGTCCTTCAGCTGCGACTTCGTCATGTCCATTCCAGTCTTCTTCCCGGCTTTCGCTTCGCCGTACTTCATGCCCATGTAATGCTGCTGGGCCTTGCTAACACTTGGCATCTCACCCACCGCGGCGCTGCGTCACTGGAGGCGGCGGAGGTGGTGCTGGTGAGACGTAAGGAGCCGGAGAGGCCGGAGGGGGCTCGGTAGGGTGGATACAGGCGCAGCCAGAAAGAACTAGCAATAGAGCTAAAGCCTTCATGGTATCCTCGCGTGCGGGGAAAGCCCCGCGATAGAAAGTAGCCAAAACAATAGCCAAATCACGATCCCGATAATCACGACCGCGTTCAAGATCTGCTTGATTCGGGCATCCATCGGAATGAGCGTATTGACAGCCCACAGCAATACGCCAAGCACGATCAGGACGACGACGATCTGGATTAAGTCCATCAGACCTCCTGTGTGTGGGTGATCGCGTTGGCGAACTTTTGGGCGTAGCCTTGGATCTGCTGCGCACAGTCGAGCCCATTCACGATCTTGCGGGCATTGTAGAAGTCCGTCGTGTCGGTCTCGACGTTCTTGCATGTGATGTACTTGGGCAGGCCCACACCCGTGAAGTCACCGTCGTTCATTCCCTGGAATAGGACCTGCATCGCGATGGTGGGGTCCAGAGCGAGATCAGCGTTCTTGACGAGCTCGTCGTTCAGCCCAAGCTTCTTGTCTTGCTTCACGTAGTTATCGTACCACGTGAGCTGCACGTAGCCCCGACCATAGTAGCATTGCCCATATGGCCCCGCGGGATTCCCGTATGACTTGCCCTTCCCTTTCCCGTATTCGGCAATGGGCTGCATCGTCTGAGCAGTCTCGTGGAAGGTCGTCGCCAGGACATATGCTAGGTGCCGATCGTCGACCAAGTTGCTCTCGGCATAGTCGAGCAATGCGTTGAGACCATCCACTTGGGACTGGTTGAGTGAGCCCGCGAACAGCGAGCCCCTTACCGAGTCGAAGAAATACTTCCGTTGGATCATAGGACCACGAGGGTAGCCGGCACGCAGAGCTCATCGAACTGCGTGATGAGAATCTGCTGGCTTTCGAGGATGTTGGTGATGAACGGCCGGGCCTGCTTGAATGGACCGTCGTTCTTCGTATGGTTGCACACAAGCGTAGTGGGCTGCCCAGTCGGCGGGATGCCATTCACCGTGGCTTCCACGCAGAGCGAAAGAGGCCCGCGCTTGTCGATGTCCAATGTGATCGTGGCAAACTGGTCCTGCACGGTCACGCCGTCGAGCTCGTTGATCTTGAAGTTCTTAAGCGAGTAGCAGTCGAAGTTCGGGATGACGCCCGGCGGAGGGGGCGGCGGGATCGACACGAGCGACTTCGCGGTTTGGGTCGCTAGCCGAATCGGATTCCCAACCGTGGCCGTGAAGCTCGAGCCGAGCTTAGTCGTGATCTGGACATTCGGATGAATGACGGTGCCACTGATAGCGGGGATATCATAGGCGGCTAGATGGACTCCGTCAAAATCTACCCCACCACCAAAGGCACCGCCTGGTAGCGCGATGTCCGCCGGCGCGCACAGCCGGTGCAGGTTGTTGATCACGGTGGAGAAGTTCCCGAACTGATCTAGCACGGTAACAGGCACCGGCGGGATCTTGCCGCGCGGGACCTGGTAGCAGTCGAAGTTATTCGCGAGCTCAACCAAGATCTCGCCCGTTTGGAATCCGCCGCTATCGAGCAAGCCGTTGTCGCAGACAGCCTGATCGAACGAGATTACCTGCTCGATGAATCCAGCGGGATTCGTGGAAGGCGCGAGTACTTTCTGATCGAAGGTGAGCTCGCAGAAGGGAAACACGTTAGCCGGGATTACAATAGGAGGCGTCGCGATCACCGAGACGTGATCTACGGTGCGCGTGAAGGAGAAGGTCGTTGGGCAGGTCGTGGAGAAGTTATCGGCGAAGTCCATGATGCCCGGGCCTTCGGTGACACATGCGGGCACAGGATTGGGTGGGACCTTGCACGATAGGTCGAAGCCAAGATCTGTCATCGTGAGCGTATTCGTCACGCCGCCTGTGATGTCCCCAGCGCCTAGCTGGATCCGGGTCGTGATCACGTCGCCCACGGAGTTCACGGGCTTGGAGTTCTCGTAGAAGATGTCGATGAATCCGTTACAGACGTTCGCGGCGCGCGCAGTCGTGGCGAGTAGTAGGACCAGAGCGAGAGACTTCATTGATTCCCCTTATCTTTGGTATAGGGCCGGGCGTTGAATGCTTGTTCCACGCGGTAGGATATGTCTCGGTTCGCCGCTATGTTCCGATCGATAGCGTCCGAGAACAACTTGCTTTGGCGATCCAGCGCGGAGACTAGTGAATCTTGCATGGCAGCTACAATCTTCGTGCGGTCTTCCTCCTGCGTGCCAATAACCTTCAACGCAGTGTCGATGCGTGTAAGGACGAACCAAAGTAGAACGCAAGCGAACACGGTTGGGAGGCCAACAGTCGTGATCGCTTGCAGGGCGATAGAAAGCCACCCGCCGCCTGGGACGACAGTGAAGGGATTCTGCGGAGTTCCCGGCGCGCCGTTCGCCATCAGGGAATGGGTCGCGTGTCGTCGTCGCTAGTCCACTTAGTCGTAACCTTCGCGGGCGTGTCGATGTTCTGCCCCTTCCAGGGGAAGAAGTTATAGTTCGTGAAGATCGCTGCGTTCCCACCATTGCCGAGCCACCGGCGGATCGTGCAGGGGAACTCGTGGGCCAGCGACGCGATGCCCGGGTCGGGCGTCGGTGCGGCCATCAGGCGGCCTTGCTGAGCTCGGCGAGCGCGGCGTCGACCGCTGCGGGGACGTCGTCCGTGGACTTCGCTTGCAGCTTCAGCTTACCCTTGTCGTCCTTCTCAGCAAGCTTCGTCAGCACGGTCTTCATCTCGATCGGCCACGGCTGGGGGCGGAGAGCGACCATGTATTCGCTTGCCGCACGGGCCACCTGCTTCTCCGTAAGAGCTTCCGGATGCTCCGCCTTATTCACGGCCTTCTTCGCCTCGTCCTTGTTGGAGGCAGCAGGCGGCGTAGCTGGTGGCGCAGCTGCGTGCTCTTCATGAGAACCTACTCCCTCTGCTCCCTTAACGGTTGCCATGCTATCCTCCTTCTAATGGGCTGTCTTCAGCCCCCTTTATCTATAGGTCATGCAAGTCTTGTGCCAAGGCTCGGGCAACCTGAAAGCATTGAAACTCAGCGAGAGAAGCTTTCATTGGAGTTACCTTTTTTTATTGCGCGCTTTAGGACGGGGGTACCCTGCGGGTCCCAAGCTGTCACAGACTCATGGGGGGCGTCAAGCTTTAGCACGTGCTCTAGCAGACAATATAGCACTTGCTATATCACAGGCCAAAAAAAGAGCTATAGAAGGACCGATGGCCCCCTATATATAAGCACGCTTCTTGTCCGGCAAAACCTGTGCCATCGCTAAGAATAAAGCCAGCAATAACCCAAAGGCTATAGTCTAAGACAAAGAAAATGGGGAGTGGGTTATCCCACTCCCCATCTCCTGCCTTGCGCTACGCCTTGGGCGTTGCCTCGGGCGACTCCTCAGCGGGTGCCTCGGCCTCGGCCTTGGCATCTGCCAGGAGCTTCTCCTTGTACTGAGTGAAGGTCTCGGTTCCGGTCGCCAAGCACGCTTGCGCGAGTTCGATGCCCATTCCGGCGACCATCTCTCCGACCTGCTTGACGGCCTTGTCGGCGCGCGGATTCTCGGGGTCGAATCCGAGGGCCTGCATCAGGTTCTTGAAACCGGCCTGAAGATCGCCGGTCAGGCGGATGTAGTTCCCGCCCTTGATCTGTGCGGCCTTCTGCGCCTCCGTCTTCCTTACGAGTTGTGCCATTTGTACTTCCCAACCTTTCTAGCCGGGGTTCTTGCCCCGGACAAGAACCAGAGTACAGCACGAGCCATCGCCGGTCAAGCCTTTTCTGCGATCGGATGAAAATATTTTTGGCACACATGTTGCTATGCTGCCCCTCGCTCGGGCATATGGCATGCGCAACGTTGCGCTGTGCGCTACCAGTCTTGCGATGTGCTAGCCACGCACCTGCGACCTCGCACGTGCCTAGTCTCGAGCCCACGCTCGAGCGGGCGGACGCGCGGGCCGCTGGTCTGGCCGCTGGTTGCATGCCCGTAGGTTTGCCGACCTGCTCGAGATTCACGGCCGCTGGTTTGCTGCGTATCATTTCAATTCGTTGAAGTGGCAACAAGAGATTACAACATGACGCCTCATGTTATAGTTATTGAGCATGTATTCTAGATCACGCTCTCTCTCAGTCATAGCCACGCTCAAGCTGCCTCAAATCAGCGGTCAAATCCTGCAAATCTCTGTCTCTATATATGTTAAAAAAAAATAATAAAAAGAAGAGATAGATTATCCACATATACTTCGATGAAATTTGCAAGACTGAGATATAGGGAGGTGGGGAATACATGCTCTTTAACTATTACTCTCAGACCATTGCGAGTATAGCCGAGCTGAGCCCACACATCAAGCCCAAAACGTGTGGCACAGGACTTGCATGTATACCCAATGGACGGTCCAACCGTACCACTACACGCACAGGAGAGACACATGCACGACATAGATCGGCTATACCCACACGTACGACGCCGTAACTACACGCACAGAGCACGTCTTCGCATCGCATTCCAAGAGTTAGGTGTAGTAGATCACCTATTCCCTAACGACTTCTTCATCCGTCACTGGCGCGACCAACAAGCATACATCGAGCAGGTTCTACACCTAGACTTCTGCACACGATGCAAGATCCCGGTGCCTAGCCTCGAGGGTGCTATTTGTTCCAAGTGTGCGCACAGCAACGAACACGCATGGCGCGTCACTCGAGAGCAACGCGAGGAGGCAGTCATGCGCTCGCTCACTGATAAGCCAATCATCCCAGAGGATATGCTCGAGATATTCCGCACAAAGCAGAGCGGAGTACCCACGCGACCCATGATACAAGAGCATCCTCAGGTCTCAGTGATGGATATACTCGCCAAGGCACGGAAGCAGAGCTAAGCGGCTCGGCCGCTACGTACTTCAAATGCTTGAAGGCCGCAGACGGCCTTACACGCGAGGCGCGGGCAAACTAGGCAAGATCTAAGGCCAGTGGGTGCCAACCTTCTGTCAGTCTTTTTACTTGCCCGAATGAAATAAAACTTGACAGGCAAACTACCGTGTGGTAGGCTGTCCTTGTGGCCCCAGATTCTACCTCCTGCGATCAGGCACTCTTGCAGGCACGTCTCTGCCCACGCGCGTACTATCGCGCAGAAAGGACTCCATGTCGACTAAGCTGATCTTCAATACGGAACCACGCCACGTACACCCGGTCAAGACCGGCCTTGAGTATCGCGTGGACGCCCGCACCAAGAACGAGCCCAAGCGTGTCTGGTCCGACGTCCCAACCTACAAGACGTGGCTAGACGGGCGCCCCAATACCAGCCTGAACAAGCAGGGCTACCAAGCGTTCAAGCGTGAGAATCTCTCACAACAGCAACAGGACGAGTTCTACAAGCTCATGGATAACGTCCACCGCTTGCTTGCCGAGCGCGCGAGGATCGATCACGAGTACTCGAAAGCCCTAACTGCGCTCGCAGCGTTCGGCCCAGTCCCACCAGACTTCGAGATGCAAATCAGCGCGAAGGTTCGCGAGGCACTCAAGCTTCGCAAGCTCGACGGCAAGCCTGATCTCGATGGTGACGCATGAAGGCTATCTTCAAGAACGGTGCAACCGTCACGATCATTCCCGAGCTCAAGCGCCAGTCGCACGTGCTCCCCATCGACAAGATCGACCAACGGTCCAAATACGGCCGCGTCATCCGCATTGACAACCAGGTATGGGACTGGCTTGTCACCAATGCGCAAGGTGACGAGAATCCCAACGCCGTGCTACGACGCCTTGCAGGTCTGCCCACGAAGGCCAGACATTCGCACTGGCACGAAGCACGCAAGCTGCGCATAGACGCAAGAAAGGATAGCTGATGTCCAAAGGGTTTCACATGTCCGCGGAGGAAGTCCGAGCGTGGCTCGCACAGCACGGGATGACCATCCGCAAGAACATCGAGGGTGAGTACCGTGTCAACTTCAAGGATGGCGTCGAAGACACGGCCTACTACACAAACGATCTGCAGGACGCCATCTCAACAGCACTGGCAATGGCCAGCGAAAGGAAGATCTAGATGCCAACCGTTGGAGATATGCTCAAGGCGATCGGCAAGCTCCCGATGGATGCTCCCAAGCCCATCAAATGGCTAGGCGGCAAGCCCGAAGAGTGCCAAGCCTGTCACGGCACGCTCGGCTCCATCTTCTATGATTGCTTCGTGCGCCAGCTAGGCGCATGGGCCATCGTGTGCCACGCCTGCTTCCGCAGCCACAAGTGCAAGCTGGGCGTTGGAGCGGGCCAGAAGTACAACAGCAAGACGCTCGAGAAGGTGGCAGGATGAGCAAGCCAGATAGCTGGGTCATCTGCCCCGAGTGTCACGGGGAAGGTAAGCACGCGCACGCCATCGACGGAGATGGCATCACCGCAGAGGAATGGAACGGGCCTGACTGGAGCCCCGAGGAGCAGGAGACATATCTCGCTGGTGGCTACGACCAGCCCTGCTCGCCCTGCAAAGGCACAGGCAAGATGAGGGCCTCAGAGGCCCGTGCCTATCGCGAGCAGAAGCACGAACAAGAGATGGGATATTAGGTGCACCATGTTGGGTGAACTATTCTTTGCAGCCCCATTCTTGTTCATCATCGCAATCGCCCGTTCGCGTAGGCTAGGCGACTGGGACGATATCATCGTGTTCATCACTCTGATCACCTTCATGTTCTTCAGGGCCATATTCCAACCGTAGGGATACCAGCACCGATGGGCTGTGCGATAGCCCATCCAAGGTGTTATCCCCAACACCCAACAACCGGGCCTCACGGCCCGCAAAGGAGACATGATGGTTATCAAGGTAGATAAGCTCAAGGATGTTGGCATCCAGGTCACAGCTCAGGTCAACGGCCAGAAGTACAGGCTGCCCGACAGCATGGTCATCGAGCTGTACTTCGAGAATGGCAAGTTCCCCCAGGAGCTCCACGACGCCATCCGCAAGCTGATGCCAGGCCAGCAGATCGAGGCTGACATCATCGGCGAGGGCACGATGAGGAAGATCAACGACTTCCTCATGCTCCAGGCCATCAACACTACGGGCGAGAGCAAGTGAAGGCCAAGGCCATAGACGTCCTGCCGGCACCGAAGTCGCCTGACTTCAACGGCACGAAGGTCTACGTTCACTTCATGATCGCACAAAGCATCGACGCGCGTCTCCGTGCAACCGCATTCGCTCGAGGCTACAAGCCAGCAGCGTTCCTCGAGGAGCTGCTCGACGCGGTCCTACCCAAGAAGATCAAGCGCAAGTACACGAAGCGCGCAACCGTACCAGCGAAGATCAAGCTGCTACGCTCGGCCACGAGGGAGAGCAAGTGACGTTTGAGGAATACATTACGCAAGTCGAACAAGAGGTCGAGAAGCGTGGCATGGACAAGCTCGTCAACGCGTACCTGCCGCCAGTCGAGGCGACAGCCAAGTTGATAGCAACGCTCACGCGCATCGGCTACCAACACGAGATCAGTGCATCTGATCTCGCAGAGCTCATCGTTGAGAGCTTCAAGGACGCAGCCGATAAGGTATATCCAAAGCAATGAAACGAGGCAAGGTTCACAAAGACGCACGTCGCGAGAAGGCCATGGCCATGAAGTTGGTCGCAGCGTCTCGCACTGTTCAACAGAAGCTCGCGCGCTTGGACAAGGCTGGTTACACGGCCAAGCGCGAACGAGCTCGCCACGCGAAGAAAGGAGTCTGATTTGAACAAACACTTCGAGCTGGATAGCATCCTGGTTGCCCTCGTACGCGGCATGAGCGAGCTAGCGTCTACGATCGAGAGCGACCAGGGACTCCACGAGACATCGCTCGATCTGCGGCTCGGTGACATGCGGGCGCTCTTCAACGAAGGCGTCGCGGTCATCGAGCAGATCAATAAGGAGGCAGACATCCAGAGCTAACAAGATTACCACTTGCTTGGCGCTTCAAGCAATTGAAGCGCCAAGCGGGGGCTAATCTTGGCGGCATACCGCCAGGCCCGCAAAGGAGGAAGCACGATGGAGAACACCGATGGCACGCCTTAGGTCCAACACGTTGGTCAAGGTGTGCGAAACGGAGCCCGCTGGCGAGTACCAAACCCCACTGGGTGGTACGCTCGCATACGGGCCGTGCCGACGGCATGGATGGTTCATGGCAATGATCCACTGTCCGACGGCAGACATTCGCAAGCTCGCAGAGGCTTTGCTCGAAGCGGTCGACGCTGCGGAGGCAAAGGGTGGTCAACACGGGAACCAGGACGCGGGAAAGACGTCCAAGCGAACGAGAGCCAATGAAAGCAAACAAGGTTGAAGAGAAGCAGCGGGAGGAGCTGACCGAGGATGAGTTCTACAAAGCAAAGCTCATCTTCAACGTCGAGCCCACCCCTGAGGTCATGATGTCCGTCCGCATCGAGGAAGCCCTCAGGGACGAGCTGCGAGAATTCTGCAAACTGCACAACATCCCGCAGCAACACTTCATCGCCGAGGCCATCAAGGAAGTTCTCTCCCGCGTCAAGCGTGAACTGGAAGCAACCGCGCCCATCGAAGATGCGCGCAAACAAGCGCGAGGTGAAGCATGAAGGTTATGCGGTGTCTCGAACTCGCGAACGGCCAGCCTGGCCCCGCGGGTCAGTACCTCCATGAGTACGACCCACGAACTGGCTTCTCCGTCTGGACACGCCACAAGGAGAAGGCCAAGAAGTTCCTCGACGCTCCCGAAGCCTTCGAGCTTTGGCGCAGCGTGCTCGAGAAGGAACCCGTGCGTGCCCACGACGGCAAGCCCAACCGGCCGCTGACGGCCTTCACCATCACAGTCGAGGACGAATGACATGAAGTGTATCGTCTGCGAAGAGAACGAAGCGACCCTTCGGGTCACCGTCGTCAAGATCAAAGACGACACCGTCTGGGACTCCAGTGACGTGTGCTACGACTGCCTCAAGGACCCAGCCGGTGAGATCTGCCTCGTGCTGCCCGATAAGGAGGGAAAGTAATGTATACGCCCTTCCCGTACCAGGGAGCCGATGCCAACCCGAGCCAACTCGCTACGCGTATCCCACAGTGGCTCTATCGGGAGCTGAAGCTGTACTGCGTCGAGAACAACATCCCGATCTCCCGCTTCGTGACCGAGACGCTCCGCTTCGCCATCTACCAGGACAAGCGGCCACCCCTGCGCGCGAAGAAGTACCTCGCTTCCCCGAAGGCGTAACGCATGCTCTACGACGAGCATCGCAAGCTCGGCTACGAGCACGCCCGCATGGGCATGAAACGTCACAAGTGGGGCGATCCTCACTTACAAGCGGCTTACGACGAGGGCTACCGACTCGTCAGTGAGCTAGAGGAAGCAACCGACGACTACTGGCGTGCTAGGCAATCCATCCCCGGCATGCCAGGCATCGCGAAGAAGAAGCCGAGGTACTGATGGAATCAACGAAGCTCATCCGTAATACGCAACCGGCTGTAGAATACACGCAGTCACGCACAACCGCAGGCCCGATCACGCTACCAAACAATCCACTCGAGAAGGTTTCGTACCACATCCAGGCGGCGATGCAAGAGATGCGCGATGACCCGCCTGGAAGCCTGGAGTTCGAGCAGCACTGCACGATGATCTACACCAAGCTCTACGAGGCGATGAACTTGCTCGTGTCAGGACCACCAAGGCCGCCCTCGTGCCTTCAAAGCGATCTAGATGATGTGATGGGAGGAGCAGATGGAACTGCCAAACTGTCCGAAGTGCAAGACGAACCTTCTACCCCTGAGTGACTACGCAGCCGATGGAGCCCCCGTCATCTTCAAAGCCTGGGCCTGCCCCAACGAAAGCTGCGGCTTTGCTCTCAGGATCGACAAGGGCACCGTCTCTTACGATCGAGTCATGTCCGCCGTACCAAATCCAGACCGCGCTCGACGGGCGCTCAGTAACCATCCAGATCCGGTCACACCACGTGGGACCAGACGATGAGATCGTCTTCGAGTATCAGGTCTACGATGAAGACGAAGATTGCATACTGACGCCCACGCAAGATCAAGCTCGAGCCATCTGGAACATCTTGATGGCAGATCTGGAGACCATATGTCAGCAATCAGTCTCGGCAGACGACACGGACGACTCATCATCCTCATAGGTCTTGACAGGGAAGACGTCGACCACCTCATAGCGGGCGACGTCATTTACCTCGAGGCCAAGCTGGGCAATCAGATGCCTGATCTCGCAGTATTTGCAGGCGAGACCGCAAACGACCTCATCGAAGTCATGAGGGGCATGGAGAAGGCAGATGACTGATCTGCCCGATCATGTGTTGACGGAACTCGAGCGGAAGGTTCGCGCGCTTTTAGCCATCTTGCCCGATACACCCGTTGAGCAGCTCGCGACCACGGGTGAGTTCTGGCTCGCAGTGATAAAGTTGCGGACTGAAATCAAGATCATTGACGCCATCCGCGAGCAACCGAGGTTTCGCTAACATGCCACTGACGGACTTTGAGAAGGAAGTCGTTGAGGATATCACGCGCGCGATCAAAGGCGTTGAAGCCAGCAACATGGACAAGCGCGAGCAGATCGTGTGCTTCGCCGCGCTTTACCTGTTCGCGTGGCTCTCTGACAACGAGAAGGACTTGCTCCGCGTAGCCTTTGCTAATATCTTGGCTCAGCTCATGTTTCATGTATAAGCTGAGGCCAATATGGAAGGTTGTGGGAATCCTTGGCGCTATGTGGGTACTGATGCACGTGGTCGCCCTCGCTCAAAGTTGCGGCCACGTCGCCCAAAGCCCCGAAGATCTAGGCTGGACAATCCCGTCCAGCCATTAGCCGGCGCAACGCGCCGAAAAGGAGACTGATGGCGAAGTACGAGTTGTTGATGGAATGTCGCGCGGGAGTACGTCATGCCTTTCGCACGGTCATGATCATCGTGCTCCCGGACAACACGTTCAAGTTGCACAAGGTATGCAGCCAGTGCAAGTCGGAGAAGTTTCCGATCTGGAGCGCGCGCGGAGTCATCCTCAAGAGTCCCAGCTATCGCTACTCGGCAGCATATCGAGAGTTCTTGAACGGCCACAAGCCGGCAGACGCCAGGATGGCTATCCTCGGGTCTGACATCAAAAAGGTGCAAGCACCTACAAAGGAGATAAAGCGTGGACAGAACAATCAAGGTGTGCGACCTGTGCCCCGAGCCAAGAAGGCCCGCGGTCACAGTGTTAAGTCTAACAAACGGTCGCGAGACCAAAAGCGCGCCAACACTTGAGCTATGCCTCACGCATGCCAACGACATGCGTAGGAAGTTCAAGCCACGCGGGGCAGGCGGCATGCCCACCCACCGCAAGAAGGCCGCTTACAGCAAGAAGAAAGTATACACCGATGCGTCGTACGCTGCCGTGCGTGCGAAGAACAAGAAGCTCTGGGACGAGCGCGAGAAGCACGTGCTCGAAGTGTTCGCGAAGCTGAAGGAGCCCGCGACATCGAAGGAACTACGCAAGCTCATCAAGCTCAAGCCAGCGTCCCGCGCGGGGACCATCCGCAGGCTCACGAAGCAGAAGAAGATCAAGCGCGTAGGCTGGAGCAAGGGCACGCGTTGGAGTCTCGTATAGGAGGTCGATGGTTCTCAAGGCATTCCGCTGTCAGCGTCACGGGCATAGCCGCGAGCGTGAGATGCTCATGGCTATATCCGAGGAGTTGTTCTATCAGGGTAGGTACGTATGGCTCCGTAGTTGTCGAGCGATTAATCTCGTTCATGCCAGCACCGCTGGTGAGAACAGGATACGGTATCGACTCGTCAGCACAAGGAACTTCAAATGCCTGCCCCTAAAGCAGAAGGAGGACAGCCGTATAGATCTAACGTACAACACGGCAATCGCCGCACTCCCAGTCGTCAAGGGACGCCGAAGGACAATGTTCTTGTTCTTGCATCCCGGGTTCATGACCGACTTCGACTGGGACTGTGCACCTGGCAACAAGCTATCTCCTGAGGAAATCATGTTCCTCATCGGGAACACACTCACACCGGGCGTCGAAAGGATCATCCGGACTATCTGCATGTTCCGGAACCTCATCGACGAGCATGGTGCGATCACAAGGGACGGGAAGAGAATTCTCGTCGAATATCTCAACAACGAAGAGTGATTCACGTGGGTGGGGGTCGTCGTGGCCCCCACCTATACGCTTCAAATCGTTTAAGTCTAAACGCGGTGGTAGACGTGGCATGGATGGTGGGGCTGTAGGTGTGGAATTTAAGATGGACGAGGCGCATTGGACCATGACGATTGTAGGCTATCCTCGCTACTCGACAACTTCTACTTTCTCCGCAAGCGTTACGCACACTCGCCGGGCCGCAACGCGAGCCCCGACGCCCGCCGTCACTTCGATCAGGCTCAGATCGAGCTGTTCTATCTTGCGCAGGCAATCTGCGCGCTCCTAAATCCTGAGGTCCAGCTACGACTAGATCTCCTACGCGAGGAGATCATGGCACAGCTGCGCCTTCAGCTCAGGACCAGCGCCACCGGCGCCGCCGTCGTCCGGCGTAAGGTCACACGCCCCACCTTGTGGTGGGAGTACCAGATCACTCCTGAGCTAACCCACGATCCGACCATAGTCGGCAGCGCAGTCCTACGCCCTTACGTCACGAAGCTCAAGCAGGCGTTGCGCGACCAGGCTGCCGTTATCAATGCCCGTCTCCCGTAATGCCAATTCCAGTTGGCACCCCGAAATTGGCCCCATTTTTGCAGTGTCTTGCTATAGCCCATTTCGGGCACAATTGAAGCCCATAGAAGGGAGATTTCATGGCATCCAGCATCAACGTCCCAGACAAGCACGAGGCTCAGGTCAAGACCGTCACTCTCAAGGTCTCCACCAAGGCCGGTGGCGACGAGAAGTCCGAGCAGGATTTCGAGGCAGAGCTACCGGCCAGCATCGGCGACGCGGTCGCACTGCTCGGTGAGAAGGCCGTGTTCAGGCGTTTCATCAACGCGCATGTCGTCTACCTGCAGGGCGTCGAGCGGGCGAAGCTCATGAAGAGCGTCGACACCGAGCCCAAGGAGCGCAAGCGGGCGCAGTACCTCGAGTCCCTCGGTCTCTGACCTTGAGCATTCCGTTGTCTGTGGACGCACTGCGTCAATTGCCCCAACGGGCAACGCCTGCTGACAACGGTTACGTGCGCGCCTCTCCCCGGGAGGCTGGATAAGCCCCAGCGGGCCGGACGTAGGGGTAAACTGGGAGAGATAATTCCCCTACATCGAGGCACATGATGAACAAAACGATAGATGAGATGTCCGAGGACGAGTTGATAGCAGCTATCACACAGCTACAACAGACACGCGTCCCCAGCGAGAAGGCCAAGCAGCCTAAGCGGTTAGATGATCGCAAGAAGAAAGACCCGGCAAAGAGGACATGGCGCGACGACCTCTTTGGTGAGAATTGAGGTCACGCCCATGCTCACACGCAAGAGGATCATGCGCGAGCTGGAACTCCTTGACTGGGGCGGGCACGTCGAGCTGCCTTTCATCGACATGCAATGGCTCGCCTCGCAGCTCTACGTGCGTTTAAATGCAACCAATTCGGAAGTCTGCGAAGCATGTGGGCACGTGCGACCGCTGGTCGTAACGACTAGGCTCGGACCTATCTGTGCCGAATGCATCGAAGATATGAACGACAACGTCGACCAGATTCGTGAGGTCCTAGACACAGAATGAGGTCTCCATGGACGAAGATTTCTGGCTTGACAATTCCAAGCTCGACACCTTCATGCTCTGTCCGCAGAAGTATGCCTACCGATTCGAGGAGCATCTAGTACCGATAGAACGCAAGCGCGACTCAGCCCTCATGTTCGGCGGGGCCATCCACAAGGCCCTTGAGACTCTGTATAAAGGCACGGCCTTCGAGCAGGTTCCCTGCCCGCTCGGGCCGTGCGTTCGTTGTAGGGACAAGACGATCCCCCGCATCAGTGCGACCTTCCTCAAGAACTACGAGGATGATCCAGACGATCCAAGGGAGATGCGCACGGTTGATCGCGGGCTCGACCTGCTCGTGCAATATCTGAGCAAGTGGCGACGCGAAGGCTTCAAGGTATTAGCTGTCGAGATTCCCTTCGAGCTACCCCACAAGACATACGGTGTGACCTTTACGTACGTAGGTCGCATCGACCTGTTCGTAGATTGGGAGGGCGTCCCGCTCGTGGTAGACCACAAGACTACCACGCGCTTTGGAATGATATTCGACAGCTCGTTCAAGCTCAGCGGCCAGTTCACCGGCTACATGCGAGGCGCACAGCATAAGTTCCACCGCCCTGTCACCAACGGCCTCGTCAATGCCATTCGCGTCACATCTAAACTAGACGACAGCTCCTTCGCTCGCATCTACACCCAGCGCACGCCCGAAGACTTCGATGTGTGGGAGCGCCAGGTTAACCACCTAGCAGCAGAGATCCTCGAGATGCGAGCGACAGGCTTCTTCCCAAAGAGCGCGCCGTTCGCTTGCGGCGCGTACAACCGCGTCTGCGAGTACTATCCTCTCTGCATTAGCGCAGCGCAAACTCGCGAGACTCTTAAGCAATCTGCTTACGAGCGGGTTCCCTGGGAACCTCGAAAGGATACTGAGGAATGAAGTACGTAGAGATTAGTGACAGCGACGGCACTGCCCAGCTCATAAACCTCAACCAAATAGTTAAGGTAGTAGAGGATCCTACCTACCACATCAGCGACAGCGACGTAGCCCATCGGACGGGATCCACGGTTAGGATTTACCTTCGACGAGGCGACTTCATTCGCGCTAACTGGACACTCACAGAGTTCAAGGAGATCATGCTCAACCATCGTGTGGGGCAAATGCTATGAGTGAGCTCGCAGGCGTCGCGCCCCTTTCTGATACCAAAGCTACCGGTCGCAGTTATCTATTCTATGGGCCTCCAGGTAGCGGCAAGACCACGCTCGCTACCATGCATCCAGGTAAGCGTAAGCTCTGGCTCGACATGGACCAGAAGCTGCATGAGATGACCACGCTGGCTAACCGGGCCAACATCAGCGTGTGGGCTCCGCACGAGCCGCTAGGCAATCCTGATCGCATCGAGATTCCCTGGAGTCCAGACCCCAAGAACGTACAAGCCGGGCAGATCCCCACCAAGAAGCCTCAGGGATACGAGAGGCTAGTCGGTGTGACCAATGAGCTCTTGCTAGCTGCCAAGGGTGGCAAGCTCGACTACGACTGCGTCGTGCTGGATACGCTGACCGCGGTCGGCGATCACTGGACCCGGCTGCTCATGTACACGCATCGCGTGAGCTTTATGACCGAGAGGCTATGGGGAATATATCTCGCCGGCATGATGGAGTATCTCAATGGTTTTCTCACTCTCCCTTGTGATCGAATCGTCCTCTGCCACGAGAAGCGACGTACCGATGAGGATACTAAACAAGACATTGTCCGCCCTTCTGTCGCAGGGCAGATGGGAGATAATCTCGTTAGATTCTTCTCCGAGGCCTACTGGCTTTCTGGGCGAGAGCGATCCGGGAAGTACAAGCTACAAACTGTCACTGCGAATGGAGCTGCTGCCCGAACAAGCGTGGGCCTTGAGCCAGAAGTGACAGCAGGACCCGAGATCTACCGGTAACATGCTTACACGGCCGGTAACCCGGCCTTACCGACGCACGGTAGTGCGTCACAGAGGAGGAGAGAGATATGAGCGAGCCAGGCTTCATCAACATCAACCTGGATGACGTGGACGATGGGAGCGATCCCATCCCAGCCGGCTTGACCAAGTTCCGGATCAAGTCCGCGCAGAAGAAGCACAAGGAGGGCAGCGAGTATCCCTACATCCAGGTGATCCTCAATCCCCTGGATGTGGAGGAGAAGTTCCTCAAGCGGAACATTCCTCTTACTCTCAGCTTCCATCCCCAGGCAATGTGGAACATGAAGCTCTTCCTCAAGAAGGCGCGGGTCCCTTGGACGGACGATGGGTTCCACATCGACGACTTCGCGGGCAAGGAGATCTTCGCAACGGTCACGCACAAGCCTGACCAGAACGATCCCGAGGC